TGGAAACTCCACCTTAACAGGTAACTTAGAAGTTGATGGTTCAACTCAATTAGATGGAAATGTTACTTTAGGTAATGCATCAGGAGATGTAATAACAGTAACAGGTACAGCAACCTTTACAGAATCCGCAGATTTTGATGGCGGTATATCAGTAGCTGGTTCACAGACTGTTAATATGGGTGGAAACAAAGTTACTAATATTGGTACTCCAGTACAAGCTACAGACGCAGTAACAAAAGCATATGTAGATGGTGTAAAACAAGCACTTGATATTAAAGATTCAGTAAGAATAGCTACAACAGCTAACTTATCAACAGCGTATAACAATGGTACTAGTGGTGTCGGAGCGACACTAACAGCAGACGGAAATGGAGCTGTAACAATAGACAGCGTTGCATTAACTTCTGGAGATAGAGTACTTGTTAAAGATCAAACAACAGGAACACAAAATGGTATATACTCTGTAACAACAGTTGGTGACGGTTCAAATCCATACGTTCTTACAAGAGCAACAGATGCAGATAGCTCCGCAGAAGTTACTGGAGGTATGTTTACCTTTGTAGAGGAAGGATCAGCAGCAGATGCAGGTTTCGTACTTTCAAATGTAACAGGTTCAGCAACAATCGGAACGACTACGTTAACAATGACTCAGTTCTCTGGAGCAGGGTCAGTTACAGCAGGAAACGGATTATCTAAATCAGGTAATACTCTTTCAGTTAACGTAGATGATACATCAATAGAAGTTCATTCAAATGATAATCTTAGATTAAAAGGAGTATCAGCCGTACCAGAAGGCGTACTACTATATGGAGCAAATGGAGGCAACTCATTCGCTTCTTTATCAATAGGTACATATGACAGCACAAATAGTGTTGGACAAGTTCTTCAAGTAGGAGCAAATGGAACAATAGCATGGACAAACACTTTAGATGGAGGTACCTTCTAAAAAATGTCTCATGTAATAAAAGTCAAAAGGTCGGAAACAGCGAGTGCCACCCCAGATACAAGTGATTTGCAAACACACGAATTAGCAATGAATGTAACAGACAAAAAAATATATACAAAAGCTGCAAATGGAAGTATAGTGACTATAGCTAGTCACAATCCAGACCAGCTAACCACAGAAGATTTACTCGCTTTTTCAATAGCATTAGGATAAGATTATGGCATCAGCATTTAAAACAGTATCAACGGCAAACGTAGGAACAGGACTAACAACAGTTTATACTACTCCTTCAGGCACGACCGTTACTATCATTGGTTTATACCTTTGTAATCAAAGTGGCGGAGCATGTGAAGCTACTGTAGAATTTTATGACGCCTCAACAACAACCCATGTAGGTATAGTTCATCAAATAGAAATACCAGGACAATCTACACTTGCACCGATAGGTGGGGATGCTAAAGTAGTATTAGAAGCAGGCGACGCAATAAAAGTTCAATCGAACATTGCAGACTCTGTAGATGTAATACTAAGTTATCTGGAGCAAACATAAAATGCCACTAATAGGTAAAGTTTTAGTACAAGAAAATGCAGTAGCAGGAAATGCTATATCTGCAACAAAAATAGCTGCAAATGCTGTCGGAACATCAGAGATTGCTGTAAATGCAGTAAGTGTTGCAGAACTTGCAACTAACTCTGTTGGTACAGCACAGCTTCAAGCTACCGCTGTAACAGGAGTTCAAGATAATTCTATAGTAACAGCTTCTCTAGCTTCAAACTCAGTAGATTCAGCACAATTAATAACAGGTAGTATTGATACAATACATTTGTCAACAGGAGCAATAACAACAGCAAAGATAGCTGCAAATGCAGTTACTTCAAGTGAGATAGCTGCTAACTCTGTAGATACTGCGGAAATAGCAACAGATGCTGTAGGAGCTTTACAACTTGCTGCAAACTCAGTAGATTCAGCAGAATTAGTTACAGGTAGCATAGATTCAATACATATAGGAAACTTACAAGTAATAACAGGTAAGATAGCTGGAAGTGCTGTAACAACAGGCAAGATAGCAGACAACGCAGTAACAGCTGCAAAGATAGCTGATGGCAGTATCACTTCAACACAACTTGGAGCAAACTCAGTAGATTCAGCAGAACTAATTACAGGTAGTATTGACACTATACATTTAGGAGCGTTACAAGTAACAGGAGCAAAAATAGCTAGTGGTGCAGTTACTCTTGCTAAGATAGGTGCAGATGCAGTAGACGGAACAAAAATTGCAGATGACTCAATAGATTCAGAACATTTAGTTGACGGTTCAATAGACACAGCACATATCGCAGACTCACAAATAACAAGCGGAAAAATAGCCGCAAACACTATTGCAACAGGTAATATAGCTGATAATGCAGTAGACGGAACAAAGATAGCAACAGATAGCATAGTAGCAAGACACGTAGCTGCTAACTCAATAGATTCCGCAGAACTTGTAAGCGGTAGTATTGATACTATTCATTTAGCAGACGCACAAGTAACAGCAGCAAAACTAGCTGTTAATGCAGTACAAGCATCAAGAATAGCAGATAATGCAATTAATTCATCAAAGATAGCAGCTAATGCAGTAGACTCATCAGAAATAGTATCAGGTAGCATAGACAGAATACATTTAGCCGCAGACATAGTAGACGGCACAAAAATAGCAGACGATGCTATAAATTCAGAACATTATACTGATGGCAGTATTGATACAGCTCATATTGCAGACGCACAAGTAACAACAGCAAAGATAGCCGACAATGCTATCACAGGAGTAAAGATAGCAGCCAATGCTGTATCAGCATCAGAATTAAAATCAGATGCTCTTAGTGGGCAGACGTTTACAGGTGATGTAAGTTTCTCAGGAAATGTAGAATTCACAGGCACATCAACAACTGCTTCAGCAACAAACACAGTAGTATCAGATAAATTGATTGAACTAGGAAACGGAGTAACAGGTGTTCCTTCAGGAGACCTTGGTCATGTATTTGAAAGAGGAGACTCAGACAATATATTTATAGGTTGGGATGAAAGTGCAGATAGAGTTGTATTCGCAACTACTACAGCCACAGGAGCATCAACAGGTGACTTAACACTCACAGATGCTAATATACAGGCATCCAGATTATACGGTAATGTAACAGGCGCACTAACAGGTAATGCTGACACCGCAACAACTTTATCATCAAACAGAGCATTTTCTTTAACAGGAGATGTAACAGCTTCAGCAGTTAACTTTAATGGCGGAGCCGCAGTAGCTTTAGCAACAAGTTTAGCCGCAAACTCTGTAGATACTGCAGAACTAGTTACAGGCAGTATTGATACAATACATCTTGGAGACTTACAAGTAACTTCAGGAAAACTAGCTAACAACTCAGTAATTGCATCAAAATTAGCATCAAACTCTGTAGACTCAGCAGAACTAGTAAGTGGTGGCATAGACGCTATTCATCTTGCAGGTAATGCTGTACTAACAGCAAAGATAGCAGCAAACCAAGTTACTTCAGCAAAAGTAGCAACAGATCAAATACTATCAAGACATATTGCAGCCAACGCTATTGATAGTGTTGACTTTATTGCAGACGCTTTAATTAATACTGCACAATTAGCAGGTAACTCAGTAGCGACTGCAAAGGTACAAGACAATGCAATCACAAGTGAAAAAATAGCACAGAATAGTATTCTTACTAGACATATAGATGATGCACAGGTTACATCAGCTCAATTAGCAGCTGACTCAGTTACTTCAGCAAAAATAGGGGACAATGCTATTAATAGTGTTGCGTTTATATCAAGCGGTTTAATTACATCAGACTTGATAGGCACTAATCAAGTAACTGCGAGCGAACTAGCAGGCAACTCTGTAGATAGTGCAGAAATAGTAAGTGGTAGTATAGATACTATTCATATTACTAACTTAAATGTAACAAATGCTAAAATAGCAAACAATGCAATAACAAGTTCTAAGATAGCTTCAAATAATGTAGGCTCTAGTGAAATAATAGCAAACTCTGTTGGTGCAAGTGAAATTGCAAATAACGCTGTAGGAGCTACACAATTATCAAGTGCAGCATTATCTGGTAAAACAATGACAGGGAGTGTTACATTTGGTAATATAAGTCCTTCAGCAGTAACAACAACAGGTAATGTAGGTATTCAAGACACTAATCCACCACAAAAACTTCACATAGACGAAGTAGCTGGTATGGATGTAGGCACAGGAACTTCTTCAGCAACAACAGTATTTACACTAGATAGCTTTACAGCAGCTACATTTAGAACTGCTAAGTACACAGTATCTGTAACTAACTCCACAGATGGAGACTATCATGCTATAGAAATCTTCTTGTTCCATGATGGTTCAACAGTTTATTTAACACAGTACGCTTCTATATTTGATAATGGTGCTCAAGCATCCTTTGATGCAGATATAAGTAGTGGTAATGTAAGATTAAGAGTAACACCAGCAAGTGGTGATACAATGGCTTATAAATTTATAAGAACAACAATAGAGGTATAAAATGGGACAAAAATTAGATTTCAACATCGAGGACTCAGGACTCAAAATTGATGGTACAGACACTATTGATGCGAGTAGAAACTTTGAAGGAGCAGTAGCAACTGGAAAGATTACTAGTGGTACAATTGCATCGGCAAGACTACCTATGACTATAACAACAACAGCTCCAACGAATACATCTGGTACGACTAGTGGGCATATTTGGTTTGTATATTCGAGTTAATAAATGGCAATATATGTTAATGATAGTGGAACACTTCGTCAAATCTCCTTTCTGGCCGTCAATGACAGCGGCACTCTCAGAAGGGTCAACGAAGTATACGTAAACGATAGTGGTTCTCTTGAAGGGCCATTTACTGTTACGCATGAAACTTCTAGGAATACTGCCACTAGCACAATTACTATCAGTGGTGTACAGGAAACTTCTTTTGCCACAACTACTACATTCAACACAACTCAAAGTACTTTAACAGCATTTGATACTAGTAGGACTACAACATTCAATACAGGAAATGTTACTGAGACAAGTAGAACTACAACATTTGGTACTACGACTAACTTTACAACTACAACTGCTTTTACTACTACTACAACGTTTAATACAACTCAAAGTACAACGACAGCATTTAATACAACTACAGCGTTTACTACGACTACTACATTTAATACTACACAGAGTACTTCAACAGTATTTAATACAACGACTGCTTATACAACTACAACGACTTTCAATACAAGTCAAAGTACAACAACTGCGTTTAATACTACAACAGCGTTTACTACGACTACAACATATAACACTGCGCAAAGTACAACTACAGCGTTTAATACAACGACTGCATTTACTACAACAACGACTTTCAATACTACGCAGAGTACAACAACAGCGTTTAATACAACGACTGCATTTAATACTACAACGACTTTCAATACAAGTCAAAGTACGACTACAGCATTTACAACAACAACTGCATTTACTACAACTACGACTTATAATACTTCGCAGGGTACAACAACAGCATACTCAACTACGACTGCTTTTTCAACTGTAACTACTTTTAATACTACGCAGAGTACAACTACAGCGTATAATACTACAACTTCGTTTAATACTACAACGACATTTAATACAAGTCAAAGTACTACAACTGCGTATACGACTACTACAACATTTAATACTACGACAACATTTAATACTACGCAGAGTACAACAACCGCATTTACAACTACTACGACATTTAATACTACAACAACATTTAATACAAGTCAAAGTACTACAACTGCGTACACTACAACTACAACGTTCAATACAACTACAACGTTTAATACAAGTCAGTCTACAACTACAGCGTTTACGACAACGACTGCATTTAATACTACAACGACTTTCAATACAAGTAAGAGTACAACAACAGCATTTACAACTACAACTGCCTTTAGTACAACAACAACATTTAATACGACTCAAAGCACGGTTACAGCATATAATACTACAACGACTTACACTACTTCATATGACACAGTGATTAGTACTAGTAGAAATACGTCCTTTGCTACAAATACTGCAAGAAACACAAATACTTCTCAGTCTACAAGTTATACAACAACGTTTGCTACAACAACAGCATACCAAGATAATACGAGTTTTGCTACAACCAGGAATACAACGTTTGCTACAACAACAGCATATGAAGATAACACCTCATTTGCTACAAGTAGAATAACTACATATACAACAAATACTACATTTGCTACAAGTACAACGTTTGCTACAACAACAGCATATGAAGATAATACGAGTTTTGCTACGAGTAGGACTACAACGTTTACTACAAATACTACATTTGCTACAAGTACAACGTTTACTACAACAACAGCATATCAAGATAACACTTCATTTGCTACAACTAGAACTACAACGTTTGCAACAACAACAGCATACCAAGATAACACTAGTTTTGCTACGAGTAGGACTACAACGTTTATTACAAATACAGCTTATATAGATAACACTACATATATTACAGCTTACATAGATAACACTACATATATTACAGCTTATATAGATAACACTAGTTTTAGTACTTCGTTTACAAATAATACGAATACAAGCAGAATTACCGCTTATGTAGACAACACTACATATATTACATCTTATGTAGACAACACAGCTTTTGCAACTTCGTTCACAAATAATACGAATACAAGTAGAATTACAGCGTATATAGATAATACAAGTTTCGCAACTTCTACAGCATACAATACTACACAAGCTACAAATACAAGTAGGTCAACATCATTTACAAACTCTACAGCGTACAATACTACACAAGCTACAAATACAAGTAGGTCTACAGGGTTTACAAATAATACGAATACATCTAGAAATACTAATACATCTAGAAATACAGCATTTGCAACAAATACTTCTAGAGCTACAGCATTTACTAATGCTACCTCATTTATAACAGGTGCGCCTATAATTACGTCCTTTGTAAATTCTACTTCATTTAGTACTACTTTCATGAGACTTACAACGTACTTTACTATATTTGATACAGATAATGATACATACGACCAAGAAGCATATGAAGAATTTGAAACAGATAGAATTACTGTTAGAGGAACTAATGGCACGAAAAATACTACTAGAAATACGAACACCGCTAGAATAACAAGTACTTCTTTCAACACTACTAGGAATACAAATACTTCTAGAAATACAGGATTTACAAACAACACAAGTAGAAGTACTGGATTTACTAATAGTACATCATTCACAAATAGTACTAATACTTCTAGAATTACAGCTTATATAGATAACACAAGTTTTGGAACATCAAGAAATACAAACACTTCCAGAATCACAGCTTACATAGATAACACAAGTTTTGGTACTGCTAGAAATACTAATACTTCTCAAGCTACAAATACAAGTAGGTCAACAGGATTTACAAATAGTACAAACACAAGTAGGAATACTTCACAAGCTACAAATACAAGCAGGAATACTACACAAGCTACAAATACAAGTAGGTCAACAGGATTTACTAATAGTACTAATACTTCTAGAAATACATCGCAAGCTACGAATACAAGTAGGAATACTACACAAGCTACAAATACAAGTAGAAATACTGCACAAGCTACGAATACTGCTAGAAATACTAATACTTCACAAAGCACAAGTTATAACACAGTAAGACTTTCTAATACTGCAAGAAGTACTAATACAGCTCAAAGTACAAGTTATAACACAGTAAGAATATCAAATACTGCAAGAAGTACAAACACGGCTCAAAGTACTAATACTACGCAAGGAACTAACACTTCTCAGTCAACGAGTTATAACACAGTAAGAATTTCTAATACTGCTAGAAGTACTAATACAGCTCAAAGTACTAATACTACGCAAGGTACAAACACTTCTCAGTCAACATCGTATAACACAGTAAGACTTTCTAATACTGCAAGAAGTACTAATACAACACAGTCAACAAGTTATAACACATTAAGAATTTCTAATACTGCAAGAAGTACGAATACTTCTCAATCAACTACAAGAACTACGACATTTACTACATCAACAGCGTATGTAGATAATACAAGTCAGTCAACAAGTTATGAGACCGCTTACATTACAAGTAGAATAAGTACTAGATCAACAGGTACAAGTAGAACAACTACAACTACATTTGCTACTTCACAAGGAACAATTACAACAAGAGCAACAGCATCAAGCAGAGCTACTACAACAGTATTTAATACAGCAAGAGCTTCCTTGACAAGTAGAAGTACAGCATCTAGCAGAGATACTTCTACAGTATTCAATACTACTCAAAGTACAGCAACCATACGTGGAACAGCATCTAGTAGAGATACTTCAACAGTATTTAATACATCTAAATCAACTGCTACAAGTAAGAGTACAGCATCTAGCAGAGATACTACGACTACATTTAATACTACAAGATTAAGTCTAACAAGTAGAGGTACAGCTACTAGCAGAGACACTTCAACAGTATTTAATACAACTAAAACAACAGGTACACAAAGAGGCACTGCTACAAGTAGAGATACAACGACTACCTTCGCCACAACGCAAGGTACAATTACAACAAGAACTACAGGGTCTAGTAGAACTACTTCAACAGTATTTAATACAGATACTACAACAGCTTCAAGTAGAAGTACAGCTTCAAGTAGAGAAACGACTTCAGTATTTAATACTGCTCGTAACACAGGTACACAAAGGACTACAGGGTCTAGCAGAGATACTACGACCACATTTAATACAGATACTTCAACAGGCACACAAAGAACTACAGGGTCTAGCAGAACAACATCAACAGTATTTAATACAGATACAACAACAGCTTCAAGCAGAAGCACCGCATCTAGTAGAACAACGACTTCAGTATTCTTAACAAACAGAGGAACTGGATCAAGTAGAAGTACAGCTACATTAAGAGACACAACAACTACCTTTGCTACTACACAAGGTACTGTTACAACTAGAACTACAGGAACTTCAAAAGCTACAACAACTACATTTAATACTTCTAAGTCAACAGCATCAAGCAGAAGTACAGCGTCCTCTAGAAGTACAGAGACTTCAAGAACGACAGCCTTTGACACAACTACAGGATATGAAACTAGTAGAACAACAACATTTGGTACTGATAGAACTACAACTACAACATTTAATACACAAAGAACTACAGATACCACAATTACAACAGATCACTTAACCACTACAGTCTTTAATACATCGACAGTAGTATACGAAAGAACAACAGCCTCACAGGTGGGAACTTTATTCGACACAGAAGTTTCTAGTCTCGAAGACTACGGATTCTCATTCTGGGATGGCTCACAATGGAGCGAAAGTAACTAAGAATGAAAAAATCTGAAGATAACGGATTTAATAAGAAGGTAGATTTAACACCTGATTATTTAAATAGAAAAATGGAAAGCATGATGCATGCACTATATGATTCAATAGAAGAATCAGAAAAAAGAATGAGAGTAATGGAAAAACAAATATTTGAGTTAAAGCGTGGCAAGAGTAAAACCGAAGGGTAAGCTAGAACAACTTAGCATCAATGAATCACTAGGAGACATACCAACTCATTTTATGAAGTCGGGATCTTCTTATAGACCTACAGCTGATTTAAACGATTTAGCACAGTTTAGGGAAAAAGTTATACCTGACCAACATAGAGGTAGTCCTTTTGAATATGATATTTGGTTTAACACAAATGCTTTACATACTATTTACAAATGGTTGTATACAGACTTTCTAGGAAATGGAATATTGGTAAGAGTACCAAGTATTAAAATAAACGATAAGTTATTTAAGTGCATAGTACAAAATCCTGACTTAAAGATAGATGAAGAAAGATGTGAAAAAATAGTAAACAACTTTCATAATAAATATACTCTTGGTACTAATCTAGAGTATCATGATAAGGTTGCTTTTTTACCAGGAACAAATATAATAAGTAAAGGAAATACTATACATTGGGGAAGATTAAGAAAAGCAGTAGATGAGGGATTCAAAATAAAACCTCATCCAATTACTCAAAAAGTATGGATAGCCAAGATGAAGAACGACTATGGTGAAGATAACGTACTTGATAAAAAGCTTGGAGGATTCGAGCTTTTAGCAAACTGTAAAGAAGTTGCTACTATGCAAAACAGTGAAATGGGATTGATGGCAATAATGCTAGACAAACAATTGAGACTGGTGTCATACCCACGAGAAGAAAGAGAAAAAAACTTGTGGACATATGATAGTATATATAGCGCAGTAGCAAATACAAACGCAAAACACTCGCTGAAGAAATTATTCTCAGCAAAGAACTCTGGTATAGTCTTCAGTTTTGATGAAGATGCAGAGCAAAGAATGGAAAACTATCTCAACAATTTTTGGGAATTTAAGGTAATAAACGGATGATTGAATTAGTAACAAAATATAAAAAAGACTGGAGTATGTTTACTCTAGCATCACTATTAGATAAAGACGGATTCCGTCTGCACTTGTTCATCCATAAAAATGATTGGGTGCAAAAAGAAGTAGACTGGATTCTAGCGAATTTTCAGAATGTAAAAGTCTATGAAGCATGGTGGAACGAAGAAGATATATCCAGAATGACATTCTTCCTAAAAGAGTACTGGAAAGATAAGGGCGGTCTTGCAAAAAGAATCATTGTATGGGATGGAAATAGAATCTTCAACCGCGCAGTTGACAGTGGTGATATACCACCCGCAGAATTTTTTAAATCTTCAATTTCATTCTTAAGTAGAGATTTAGTTTTTGACAAACATCCTAATATGAGTCACTATTACGACATTCTTCGTATACCACGAAAAACTCACCAAGCTATACCATTTGTAGATAAGCAAATAGTATTACTAAATTATGATAGACTTTGCGAGTTTGAGGACAGAGACTTATTCTTTACTAGACAATTAGATCCCCCTGGTAACGTAGAGAAACGTTACTGCGATACTAAACTACTAGCTACTAACGATTTAGCTTTCTTTGAAGCTCTATCATTTTACAACCATTCATGGTCGCCAATTTATGTCAATGGTAAAGTAGATAAATTAGTTGAGTTAGACGCAATTGGGGCGAAAGAATTACTAGACTATAATGTTATGTTAAGAAAATGCTGGAGTATAGATATACCACATAAGTATTTAGCAATGGATTATTTGGATTTAAGTACTGGAGTACAGTTGGCTGTCCCTTGGGATTGTTATACTTCTCTTATAGACAAGATACCACTTAATTTTAGAAATGCTAGGTTTAATGAAGTATTACTACAGAAGTCAGCAAAACAAAAAAGTATCGCTGGTAAACTGATTAAAAGAGGATTTATATTAGGAAAGGTCTAAACTGCCCTGGTTTAAGTCTGACAAAATCTTCCATTGAAGTTTTCCACTTCTCTCATACCCTAACACCAACTCTTTCTCCACTTTTGCATGAGGATTATATTCTTGTGTATTTTGTGGCAAGTGCCAACTATAAGGATTTGCCGCACCTGCTGTAATTGAAAGTGACTTAGAGAAAAAATCAAAACCTACCAATGTAAGACTCGAATATTTTACTTTTTGCAAAAAATATTGGATGGCAACAAAACCTGCTGAAGGACGTTGGCCATCAGGCTCATTGTTCTTCGCTCCCACCAAATCAAATATCTCAAACAATTCTTTATCAGAAAACATCTCAACAACTTTGTAGTCGGGGTAATGATGAGGTATTCTGTCGAGATGTATACGAGAGCGATTAAATAGGACAGGAATGCCCTCTGGAAAGAATCGCTTCTTCTTGTATCTTAAAAATCCAGTAATCCAAATGTCGGTACGTTTACCAACACTATCCCAATTATCAGAAGTTGGAACACCATTACCAAATCTTACAACTGTGTCAAAGCTTTCAATATAATCAGCAAGATCATGCTGTAGCATTTCGACAGAGTTTCCAACAAGTATTATTGATTTGTTTTCTGTAAGTTTTCGTAAATTTTGTTCCATTCTTGGGAGTATTCCAGGTTGTCATTGATACCATGCCACGGTCCGCCATCTGTAAAGTGGACTGCTTTCGGTTCTTTAAATTGATAGTAATTTACCATAGCATTAAATTCTGCAGGTAAACTACCGATTGAAGTAGCCCATTTCATTTCATGCAACGCACCCGCTGGGGCTTGGTTTACATAGGTAGGAGTTAGCCTTCTACACCTTGTGTTATCAAAGTACATTAGTGATGACCAGTTTTTCTTCGGATAAGAACTGTTTATTTTCTCATTCATCTTATTAGAAGGTACTAAAAAGTCTGGGTGTTGTACACAATGTACATCATGTGTTTCATCTACATGATATAAGATTTCTTGTGGATCACATCTCCACATAAAGTCACTATCACAGAACAATGCGTTTCCATGAAAGTCGGATAGAAAGGGTACTAAGAATCTAGTAAAAGCAAATTCTGTACTTTCATTTTGAAAAGGTCTATAGTACTCCTCTATCTCGTTTTTTATTAATGGTCTAATAGTGTGGCTTCCGTTATACTTTCGTATGGAAGCCTCACAAACATTATATGCCTCAGGTTGACTCGAGTCGTACCCAATATAAATTACCATTAATCTTCCTTTAAACTATTACCTAAGTCATTAACATAGGCTTGTCTTGCTGTACTAAGAGCTGCCTTTTCGTGGTCAATGTCTGCTAGTTTGGCATCACAGTAACTTATTGCATTATGTAGTGCCTTTTGGTCTTTATTAAAGTTGTCGGAATCATGCTCGATTCCATCTATTGTAATTGTACTCATTTAAATATATCCTGCCAATTGCCTTGTGTACTACTCTTAGCATACTCTGTAGCACGGTTTTCAAAAAAGTTGGTATGCTCAACTGCGTTTACTTGTGTATCAATCCATGGTAAAGGATTAACAGTACTATGGAATATAGCTTTCATTCCTAATCCTAGTAATCTTCTATCCGCTATATAACGAATATACTCTTTCACTTCTTTTGCTGTCAAATCAGGTATATCTGCTTTATCAAAACAAATATCAATAAACTTATCTTCTAATTCTACAACGCGTTCCGCTGCACAATATATCTCGTATTTAAGCTTATCTGTCCATATCTCTGGATTTTCTGAAATGAACTCTCTGAAAAGTCTTGATACATTTTCTACATGAAGTGTCTCATCACGAATACTCCAAGTTACTATTTGTCCCATTCCTTTCATAAGATTGTGTCTAGGATAGTTTAATAGTATTGCAAATGATGAGAATAACTGTACTCCTTCTGTGAACCCGCTGTATACTGCCATTGTTTTAGCAATATTATGTGGAGTGTCCATATTAAAGTCAGATAAGTACTCATGTTTTTCTACCATCTCTTGTATATCCATAAACTCTTGGTAGATATCATCAGATTTACCTAATGTTTCTAACAAGGATGAATATGCATCTTGGTGTACTGCTTCCATAGCTGCAAACGATACTAACATCATTCTTACTTCTGGAGCTTTAAAAGTTGGTAGATAGTGTTTAGCATATCCACAGCAAACATCTACGTCTGCTTGTGTAAAAAACCTAAATATGTTATCTACTAACTGTCTATTATCCTCTGTAAGATTTTTATTATAATCTTTAATATCATCTGCCATAGTTACTTCTTCAGGCATCCAATGCATTTGTTGTTGTTTTTTGTAGGCTTCAAATGCCCACCCGTAATCAAACGGTTTGTAATATTCTCTTTCTTCTAGTAAGTTTGCCATTTATCCCTCGCAACTTAGACAATCTGATTGTTCAAAGATTATCTCTCTTTTAGCTTGATTAGATACATTATCAGCTCTACTGATAGCTTCACTTCTCAAGTAATATAGTGTTTTTAAATTTTTAGCCCATGCTAACATGTGTACATTATGCAAGTCTCCTTTGTTTACATCAGGTGGAAAGAATAAATTTACACTCTGTGATTGACAAATAAACTGTTGTCTTACTGATGCATGTTCAATAACCCATGATTGGTTTATCTCTACAGCAGTTTTGAACACGTCTTTCTTCCATTCGTCTAAGAAGTCAAGATGTTGTACACTTCCTTTGTTGGCAACTATACTTCTCCAATATTCTGCATACTCTTCCTCAGTACTAGAAGCTTGTTTAACAAGTTTATCTAAGTATTTATTCTTTACTAGATTACTTCCAGTTTTTGTTTTCTGAGTATAAGCGTTCGCTCTAAAAGGTTCAATACTCGGAGAAGTATTACCACATAATATACTAGAACTCGCATTAGGGGCAATCGCCAATAAGTGTGCATTTCTTACTGAAACGGTGTCATCATCGGGACATGCTCCTCTTTCTGTAGCTAGTTGTCTAGTAGTTTGGTCTGCTTTGTTTTTGATGTATGAGAACATCTCTAAATTAATACCACCCGCAAGACCGCTTTCAAATGGTACATCATTTTTTTGCAAATAGGCATGAAAACCCATTGCACCCAATCCAATACTTCTCTCCCTCATAGCACTGAATTTTGCTTTTTCTAATTGATCTGGTGCATTGTCAATAAAATACGTTAGTACATTATCTAACATTCTGATCAAGTCAGGTATAAATGACCCATGGTTTTTCCACTCGTCATAATACTCTAAATTTACTGAGGATAAACAACAGACTGCTGTCCTTTCTTCATCTGTAGCAAGAGTAATCTCACTACATAAATTACTGTGGTGTACTTTTAATCCTTTTCGCTTCTGAAAGTCTGGTAAGTCATTATTGACGGCATCTTCAAACATGAGATAGGGTTCTCCTGTCTCCATTCTGTTTTGTAAGATTTTAACCCAGAGGGCTCTCGCAGATACAGTTTTAACAACCAATTTACTGTGAGGGTCAATAAGGTTCCAGCTATCATCAAAATCAGGAGTTCTAGTGGCATTATGGATAAGTTCCATAAAATCGTCACTAACCACCACACCATGATGTATATTAAGGCACTTCCTGTTAGTATCCCCACCAGTAGGCTTCCGTACATCTAGGAACTCCTCTACTTCGGGATGGGAGATGTGTAGATAACCAGCGTATGATCCCCGTCTTGTCACGCCCTGACTAAATGCTAACATTTCAGCATCTACAACTTTAACAAAGGGTATTACTCCTGTGGACTCAGAACCTTTAGATGTCTTTGTTCCAGATGAACGAACATCACTCCAAGTGCCACCAATACCCCCACCAAAAGATGATAGAAAAGCATTCTCGGTAAAATGGTCTGTAATACCTTCTCTGCTATCATCTACATAATTTAAGAAACAACTTATAGGTAGTCCTCTACGAGTACCACCATTTGATAATACAGGCGTAGCAAACATAAACCATAAGTTACTTACATAGTCATATAATCTTTGTGCGTGATCTTCATCATCTGCAAAACATTCTGCTGCTCTAGCAAATGCTTCTTGAGGTGATGTTTCACCTGGCACCATGTATCTATCTTTTAGTGTTGCAAGTGCAAACTCATCTAAAAGAGTATCTCTACTATAATCTATCTTCACTGACATAATTTTCTACCAATCCTATAATTTCTTGTCCATGTCCTAGCACTGCTGCATCGACATCGTATGTTAAATCCATGAGTTTTACACCAGCTTCTAGTCCTTCTGTACCGAAAGCATTTAAGTTTTCTATGTACTTGTACTTACCTTCTAGTGGCAAACTCGCCATAATATCAAAGACGTCTCCGTACTGCTCAATCAATTGAGTTGCACGTTTCGGTCCGACACCATCTACACCAGGAACGTTATCTCCCTTATCTCCTGTCAACGCCTTGTAAGTCAAGTAGTAGTAAGGGTCAAAGTCATAATGCTCATCCCAGTTTAGTAGTGTTGTTTCTTTTCTTGTTACAGTCGAAAAACGACTGATTTTTTCATCGACTAGTAAATCCCAGTCTTTGTCTGATGATATCATCCATATCTCATCTACACCTATGTTTTCTCGGTTTTGGCATATAAGTGCGGCTATATCATCAGCCTCTACTCCAGCATACTTTAGTGTAAGATAACCCTTACGTTTTAAAGTTTTAAGTGTAGTAGAAAATTCTGCTAAGAACATTTCAAATTCTTTTGCCTCAGCAGGTGTTTGTTCTGCATATCGTTCCTTACGATTTGCTTTGTACTCTGGGTCAATAGACTTACGGTAATTACTACCGCCATCGCCTAAAACGACTATCTCCCCACAGTTATAGGACTTTGCCAAAGACTGTACAGTTCTTACATATTCATGCTCGAAGTCTGTAGTACCTTGGTGTTTCCATCGAAAAGCTAGATTGAGTCCATCAACAATCAATAAGTTCCCATTCGGGATCGGCTTTCCATGGCTCGTAAATTGTATCGCCATTTGTAAATTTTACCTCTTGTGTTTCTAAAAATTTATCAGCAAGAGTGACATAGCACCCTAACCAGTTTATGTACATGTGTTTTTTGTAAAGTGGCTTTCTTGTCGTTGCCACATACCACTGTGAGTGGTTTTCCTTGAAAATAAGTAATGGCTCTTGGTTCATCTGTTCAGATTGTTTACAAAGTTTAGACCACCAATTTACAAATACGTTACTCTTTTGAGTAAATACTTTGTGATTGAATCCCATATCTTTGTAATGTTTAATCTCTATACAGAAAAGGTTCTTCTTGTGTTCTACCATCAAGTCCCCTTTTATTTTACCAGAGCCACTACCAGGAGTCTGTACGAACTCTATTCCAGTAATTCTCTTTAACATTGCAGCAGCTTTGAGCTCTGCATCGTGACCTTTACGTCTACTATTAACCAATCAACTTCTCCAATTCTATATAACCACCGATATGTTTATCGTCTACTAATATCTGTGGAAATGTTCTAGCACCAGGAAACTTATCCCTAACGTCAGCCGCAGAAAAATCCTTGCCAATCATTTTATATAATACCTCTGTTACTTCGTCCACATGGTCAGCTAAGAACTTAGCTTTTTTGCAGTAAGAACAGTTTGGTATACTGTAGATTTCTATTTTCATAATATTCCTTATTATAACAGATTTTAAGTTTCTTGTCAAGTAATACTTTCGTAATGCTACTCAAGATAACTTATATTATCTTCTTTTGTGATTTCTATTTTCTCTAGTAGTGGATGTGTCCAACCATGGGAAACTAGATATGTGTTAAGTCTCTCTTCTTTTAATAGAACTTCTACTACTTTTTCTTTACCTTGCTCGTCTAAGGCTTGGTTTACCTCATCTAAGAACAAGACGTTAATCTGACTTCTACTAATAGATGTCATAAGTTTTCGTATTGCAACTAGTGTCGCAATGTTTACTCTCGCCAGTTCTCCACTAGAAAGAGCTAGTATGTCAATAATGTTTCCATTATCAGATACTTCTACATTCAGTTTATCATTCGTAACAACGAAATTAATACTAAACCTACCATCAGAAAACTCTGCCAAATAGTCATTAGTCATTACTTCTAACTCTTTGACAAGACTTTCTATTTTGTATGCCAGTAGTCCGTTGGTAGAAAATGCTTTCTTAAGCGTTTCAAGTGCCGCCAAGTGTTCTTCTTTACCTGATAGTTCAAGTTGAAGTGCATCAAGCTGACTTTGAAACTCCGCAGTCTGTTCGAGTATAATTCCAACTCTCGTGTTATGTCTTTCTCTCTTTTCATTTTCGCTAATTACTTCTTGAAGAACCGACTTAGCACTGGTAATTTCTTGGCTAAGTGTATTAACTTGCTCTTGTAAGTCATCTTCTGAGAGGACTGTGGTCGTGAGGTCGTGGTCGATAGACCTGTAGAGGTCTTCCCAATTTTCCACTTCTCTTTCGGCTGTCCTATATATCGCATTTTGTTCCTCTAGTCTTTGCAGCTTTCTTGCGGCTTCCTGTGTGAATCTTTCACAATTGTCTCGTCTTTCAGTATGGTCTTTTATCATACTATTTACAAACATCTCATTAACTTCCCCTTCACACGTTGGACAAACCATATCGTCTAAGGTTAATAACTTCTGATACTTGGTAAGCATTCTTTCTTCATGAACCATCTCAGATCTCCAAGTTGCTACAGAAGAAACAGCATCATTAGTATCTT